GTCAAGTATCTAAGGGAACAAAAACTGGTCTAATGGAACAAAACCTCAACGACATCTATGATCTTATTGAACACGCGATTGATAATGCCTTTGAGGGACAAATGAATTTAAAGTTCTACAATTATCTTAAGGACAATAAAATCAAAAAACATGAGATAGATGCTTTCATTGAGAGTGCTACTGCATGGGAAATCAGTGAGATCACTATGGACCTTGATGAATATCTCAAAGGTGGTCAAGATAGTGAACACAAACAATTGCGAGAGGGTTATGGGCATATTCCAAAACCCCAAGCAAGAAAAATAAAAGAATATTTGTATAGCATCTTAGAAGATGCGTGGAGGTATAGTAGTGACCGAAGACCAGGAAGACGCAAAAAGCAGTCTAAATAAACAAGATACTCACATAAATCGTGGGTTTGAGTTATTAATACGTAATAGGAGGAGGAAACCAGAACCACCCAAAACTTTTCAGATAAAGTTCGGTAAAATGGTTGCTCTCTTCCGAAGAGAGATTGTATTCCATCTGAACTTCTATCTGGACATCAGAAAGAAATAGTCTCTGGAGGACAGAAAGATGTTAGCAGTAACCTTGACGATAGGAACATTGGTCTCTATAATGTTCTTTTTTGTAGGAGGTGTGGTAGGATGGTTAGCAAAGGATCATGTTTATCAAACTCAACCCGTTTACACACATCCAGAGATGTTTGATGAAAACGGAAATATTTTACCAGACGAAATTTTAGCAGTACGATTTGAAAATGGCTATGACGAATTCGACGAAGAAGACGACAACTAGAAAACCTAGAGCAACTACAAAGAAACCTACTGTAAAGAAGGCAACTCCTCCGAAGTCAATCGAACTTCCAACAAATCCTTTTGTATTTGAGATTCTAGAACTTGCTTCTTCTCAAAGGACTTCTGCTAAGAAAGTAGAAGTTCTGCAGAAGTATGAAGACAATTCTATTAAGGCAATTCTGATTTGGAATTTTGATGACAGTGTTATCTCAATGATTCCAGAGGGTGAGGTTCCTTATGGTGATCCAAATGAGCAAACTGTTTTTGATGGATCTCTTTCAGAAAATATTGTAAACGAAACGAAGGGTGGATTGTCTGCAACTGGGCAAGACCTTGATGGTAGGAACAAAACATCTCTCCGCAAAGAGTGGACTACTCTTTATAATTTTGTGAAGGGTGGTAATGATAGTCTTACCAAGACTCGTAGAGAGATGATGTTCATTAATCTTCTTCGTGGTCTTCATCCAAAAGAGGCAGAACTTCTTTGTCTTGTGAAGGACAAACTGTTGCAATCTAAATATAGATTAACAAAAGCAAACGTACAAGAAGCATACCCCGATATTGATTGGGGAGGTCGTTCATGACAGTAGCCGTACAAGAACAAGAAGAACAAATGGCAGAGTTTGGTTCAGACATCAATCCATCGGACTATAGTTGCCAAATTCTGCAGGAGAAAACTACTCTTGAGGCAGCAAATGATAAAACTCTACCTAACGATGCAAGACTTATCTGGTATGTTGTGGATGGTGTAGAATATATTGATCTCACTCGCTGCAGAAAAACTGTAGAGTTATTTGATATGTACTATGATAAGTATGGAAAAGGTGCTGTCCAGAGGATTGATTTTGGGTATGGGCAAGTGAATCCCAAACTGTGGGGATACAAGTCAAAAGACAAAGATAAAAAGAAAAAATGAGTAAAGGATTTGATGTAGAAGTCGAGATGCCTAAAGAGGATATTGATCGACTTCTCAAGGACTACAAAAAACTGAAAAAATATCAAAAATCGTCAATGTGTGCGATTGAAAAACTTTCTGGTAAGAAAACTAAGGTTGACAAACTGGTTGATAAATACAGCAGTTGACTTGTCAACCAGATTTTGCTATAGTCTGCAGTATGAAAAACTACTTTCACCATGTCTTATAAACCATATTCACCTGAGTGGCATCGCAAGAGGTATCTCAAAGAAGCAATCGACACATACTTCGATGACTATGTGGATAATGAAGTAATCTACGAAGATATCATGGATATCCTAGGTGCTAGGATGTCTGCTGCAGTTGATGAGGTTAATAAGGTTCTTGATCTAAAAGACAAACTCAAAACGAACTAGTATGCTCTCTACTCAATACAGACTCAGACTTGAGTCCATTTGCAGATGTATTGCGAACAAAGAACAAGTTCCTTTGGAGGACATGATTTGGGCAGAGAAACTTGCTAAAGCACATACCCTTGCTAGAGATTGGTTGCAGAAAGCAAGACGCCAGGCGTCTCAAGATATTCAGGAAGGTAGTATTGACGATTTTATGAATAGGATGGGGCTAGGTGACCCCGACCCATCCAATCATAAAACGGGGTTTGATGGTGCAGATGAAATTGTAGATTGGTTTCAGAGAGATAAACCTGACGATTGGAGGCAACGTGATTGAAAAGATTACACCAGAGACCTACGAAAAGATGAATGAAGAGTTTGAGGAAGAAGGACTCGCATTCAGAATCATTGTTCCTACACAAGAAGAAATTGATGAGTGGCAAAAAAGTAACTGAACTGAATATTGTAAATAACTTAGTGGAAAAGATTGCTGAACTTTTGAATGCAGAGGTTCAGCATTCTCTTTTAGTTGATCACACAGGTACAGAAAAAAGAAAAATCTCAATAACATACAAAGAAGAATGACAGCAATCATTTACAGTAACGGTAGTCAAGAGTGTGAGCGAATGACTCAACTCCTCAAGTCACTTGGGGGAGAGTTTCTGGAATATAGATTGAACGAGCACTTTACGCAGAGAGCATTTGAAGCAGAGTTTGGTGAGGGCGCAACTTACCCACAGGTCTCTATTGGTGCCAGGCACGTTGGAAACATCAAAGAAACGTTACAGTACATGTCGGATAAAGGCATGTTTGTCTAAACTGTATCACGTTATACAAAAGAACTTGACTATATAATTCATAGGGTTTATAATACCCATACGTTCATCCAATGCTATCACTCCTGTTGGCATTGACCTTAGCCCATCATGATGACGGCAACCCTTATGGGTGGCACATGTCGTGTGAAAGGTTTCTACAAAGACGAACAGAGATCCAGGCAGATCCAAACCTTGACCTTAGGTCGAAGTTGAATCTAATAGGGTATCTAAAGTCAAAAGTAGAGGGACAATGTGAAGGAGTGTATACATAGGACGCAAGTAGGTCGCGGAACGGATCGTTCATCCCTTTGGGACGCAAACGACTGAAGGAACGGAAACAACGGATCCTGGGAAACCAGAGAAGGTTAACTTTCCATTCTTTTAGGAGTCACTACAATGAACACACTTACACTGATCAAAAATCAGATCGAGAAAGCAGCACGTCTGCACGATGCACAAATTCACGTTACTAAGTACCGTGGTATTGATTGCAAAGTGCATGAGGCACCTGAGGAAACTCACGGCACCTTCTGCTATCGTGGTCGCACTTACACCAAGTGATTGCAAAACCAATTGAATAGTGTTAGAATGGGAGGGTAACCTCCCATTTTTTTATGGATAGAGAGAAACTAAAATTAATTGTGAGGAATCTAAAGTCTCTTGTTGATGCGTTGGAATCGGAAGTATATTCTGATGTTGATGCATATAAGACAGAGAACTTTGATGATCACTACCCTGTTCTAGATTACGACGAAGTATTTAATGACGATGACGGATACCCCGATTAAACTGATCAGTGTCACTCCCGACGCAGAGAAGCACATGGCCTATTGTGCCCGTGTGTCTAATCCAAATAACCAGGAGAACGAAAAGTTCTCTGGTCTCTTGAAGTATTGTGTGAAGCATCAGCACTGGAGTATCTTTGAGCAGGCATACATGACTCTGGAGATCAATACCACTAGGGGAATCGCGGCTCAAGTGCTCCGGCACCGTTCGTTTACATATCAAGAGTTTTCACAACGCTATGCTGATTCTTCCCTACTCGCGGAGAAGATCCCTCTACCTGAACTACGCAGGCAAGACACCAAGAATCGTCAGAATTCTATTGATGATATTGACCCGTTTGTCCGTCAAGAGTTCCAAATCAAAATGCAACGACACTTTGAAGAAGGAATGAA